CCACTAAGTCTCTATTGGTATCTGATACTACTTTAATTATCTGACCAGCTACTTCATATGCTCTAGGTGATTGACTTTGGCTAGCTAGATCAAGTATACCATCTAAGGCATCTCTACCTCTTTCAATAAGATGGTATAAGTTCTCTCTGGAATATTTTAAATCTCTTTCAGACTGACCCGCTGTATCATCTACCTCTACTACAGCTTGAACAGGTTTAGGTTCATCTATTAATGGTTCTAAGTCTAATGATTTTGCTATTGGATCTTCTTTAGGCACTTGTGTTTGCACTGAACCACTCCTCAAAATTATGTATGTATCCGTAATCATCATCTTCATCTATAGAACCTATGCCTACTGAAAGTGATGCGTTGGATGTTGGACTACCGTTTGCTAATAGACCTGGTGTTGTTGTTGTCCTACTATGTATGTAGTATCCTGGTTGAGAGGAGTCTGTCACATTGACATTTGCAAATACTGTATTAGATGGATGTTCATTTGCATATACAGCAGATGTGTCCACATGTGTCATAACATTAGCAGTTTTAATAATACCAGATTTTCTTACGGGTCCCCATAGATAACCTTTGAGTGTAAAGTTTATTGTATGAATTAATGCTCGTCTAGTTTCAAAGTCACCTTCGTATGTGTCTTGCATAGATACTCCATTCAATACAATTGGTATGTCTTGCTTCCAATTCATCTCTGGAACTAAATTCATAGTTACTGACCACTCTGGTGTAAAGAATGGTAGTATCTGTTCTAATATTTTTGTAGAGTCTTCTGCGTATCTTGTGTATATGTTTAATTCAAAACCTATATCATATGCTACAGGACTATAAGCTGCATACAATTTTGTTTTATCATCTGCAAATGCAGATACATTTCTATGAATTTTATTTAATTTTCTTTCTGGAGCATAGTTAATAGATGTCATTTCAAAAGACATACGTGGTAATACCATACCAACTTTCTTTGAAAGATCAGGATCAGCATTTATTCTTGCTAATGCTTTCTCTCTAGGTGCATATGCTAATGGTACTTTAATGTCTTGCAAGATGTTGCCGTTAGCATCTTTCCTCTGTACTATGACATCATTGAACAGTGTTCCAAAAACAATTACATATTTACGTATGTGTTGATGATAAAAATTATGTCCTAACATTAAAAGGTCCCACCTTCACTGAACGGATCTCCATCACTAAAGTCTAATATTGCATCCGCATCTGTTTCAATTTGTATATTATCTGAGTTACTTACTGTATCGTAATCTAATGTTGCTTCTGTACTACCATCACTTCTATCTTCATCCTCTGTCATTAGTCGTACACCCTCTTGTGTATATATTGGTGTTATACCATCTTCACTCATAAGCTGCGTATCAAGATATATGTCTGTGCTAAAGCTAGTTTCAACAACATCAACTTCAGCAAAGCCTGTGTTAATTCTTTCACCACTATACTCAAATAACTCACAAGTGATATCATAGAATTGTAATGAACCCATTTGATAGAATGTTGGCTCATGTTCTACAAATTTAATTGAATATATTTTTTTGTTCAATGGAAGAAAAATTAAGTCACCTTCTCTTGGTCTAGTAAGACCTTGATCAGCTTCAATAGATTCACTAAATGCTCTACGAGCAATAGAAAAAGTAATCCTGTCTCTAATTTCAAGACCAAACTTACCTAAGAAGTCACCTTCTCCTTCAAAGCCATCTACGTTTTTAACGTACACTTCACATTGAGAGTATGTACTATAATGTTTCTTATTGTTTTCATTAAGTATATCATCAGTACCGTCTTCTGTGTATGCCATGTAACCAACATCAATGCCATAAATCTTTATTGATTCATAGACAAGATCGTTGATTAAGTTTTGCTCATCTGGACTTGCAAAGTTATTGAAGAACAGATTAGTACCTCTAGCCATTTAATTATCCAGTCATGTCATGAACAGGAAGAGAGTAACTAGAAATCATTTCTTCTTCTAGTTTAGTTTTTTCTTCCAATCCTTGTTGTAGAATTTGTTCTCCGTTGAATTGAACTCCACCTGGTAATTGCATACCAATAAATTTAGTTAGGTTGTTACCCCACTGTATTCTAAACAATGCTGATGCATATCTTTGTAACCATCTATCATTATACACATCTGTATATGTATCTGGGTCTACTTTCTGATAACCTTTAGCTACTATAAAGTGACCTGCAGTTACTTTACCCCAGTCCATATCAATCCATAATTTATTAACATGTCTGTTATATCTGATAGGTTGTTTACCAACAAGCATCTCTTCTATATGTCTTAGGTTCATCATATTCATAAAGTATGGTACAAGATCCATTCTTGATAGATCGTACATATCATTCAATGCTATTTGATATCTAACATTAAATAAATTATTAGTACTTGTTGAATCACCTATATCAAATATATCAACTATACCTATGTAGTCATTAGCAATTGTTATATACTCATTAGATATATCGGTAGCTGTTATCTCATGTTTTAAAAACATGTCTTGTGTTCCATCAAAGTGATAATCTTGATAAAACATTAGAGCCTCATCAATACGATCATCCATTTGATCATCATCAATATTAATTTCTATTACAGGCTTACCTAATCTTCGTAATATATATTCTTTGAATGTTGCTTTACTATTTGGTGCTGCCATTTGTTATCCCCAAATCTTTGTGCCACTAGAATTATATATCTCTAGTTTATTACCACTGCTGTCTTTTAGAGAACCTCTAAAATTAACATTATATAGATTGGCTGTTGATGTACTTGTCATTGTTATGTTTGCTTCTGTGTTCATTGTTGCTTTAACTGTATGTATAGTAAGATTAGCAACATTTATTTCATTAATAAAAGATGTACTGTTTGCAACAAGAGCTTGGTTTGCTGTTAACGTACCTGGTGTTCTTATTCCACCAATAGATACAAGATTAGATGTGTTACCATCTTGTCTACCTATACTTATTGTTTGACTATTAGAGGACCAAGCTAGCTCTCCAAACTCTAATGCTGTTGGTGTAGCAGTGTTTGCTGATCTTTTGATCTGAATTGTACCAGCCATTAAAATGTTCCTCCTTCTAAATTTCTCTCAGTTGCTTTATATGTATCATCAGATTTATTATATCTTAATACAAATGTGTTTGCATTATTAGTAAGACTTATGTCAGCCATATCGTCTACAATTTCTGCTTTACGTGTTAATACTTTTGAACTGATACCAGATGTAGCTGTTATGGATCCTGCAATGTTAGCTGTGTTCAAAATGTTCCTCCATCTGCATCTGGTTTTTGTAGTAGGTATTGATCTCTATCAGCATTATACACTAATATATTATTATTTGCTCTACTAACTTCTTTAACATCATCCATACCATCTAGTCTAGGTTGTGTACCTCCAGCTCCTGTTTGAGCTATTCTTACAGCAAGTCTAGTTTGGTTTGTTAGTATAGCATTGTTAGTTGTTATTGCCATTGCTACCTCGTTACATTTGGATTAACTGTTACTAAACCTTCTACCACTCTTGATACAACAGAGCCACCTGATGTTACTTTAACATCATATACATATCTACCAGAATCCATAGAAGCTGTATTAGCTGCATTCAAAGCTAGTGTCAACTGTCCATTGGTACCACCGTTTGTAATTGAGAATGTTTTTGTAATTGCGGATGATGTATGATGTTTTCTTATCATTGCGTTTGCTGAGTAGCCTGTCAAGTTAACAACCTCTCCTGTGTCTTCTGTTACAGTTACAACTGTACTAAATGTAGTTCCTTGATCAATAATAATATCAGCTCTTGCAGACATAGATAAACTCCCTTATATGTATTATATATATTTATAAGAAAGGATTATACGTGTCTTGATCTAAACTCTGGAAAATTTTTATGAGATTTTTTAGCAACATTTATTAGTGCATACTTCATAATATGCAACTCCTGTCTGTCCTGACTTGAATCTATACCTACCCAATCCACTCTGTAGTTACTTATACAATACATAATATACCATACATCTGTAAAGTCTTTTAAAATAGGACACGCTGAACCTTTATATTTTAATGCTCTTTCGTATCCTTTTATTCTATGTTCTTCTGTTAATCCTTCATACAATTCTTTTATTATAGGTTTAATTAAACCAAATTCAGAATCATCTAGCTTACCATCATTATCAAACATCTGAAGAAACAACTGTTGGCCAAACAACAACATAGTGAAACCATATACTTTTTCATTTATTTCAAACTTCATTTTTATAATTCCTTAATCATAGAGGTATCAGAAATAATAGCATAATTATTATTCATTTGATTTGGGGAATAGCCTGTTAATTTTATTCCTGGTTTTGAAAATAATTTAATCTGCAAATCATTAAACAATTTAATAGCACCACCAAATCCATACTTAGCTACCAACCAATCTGTAGAAAAAATATTAGATACATGAAATAATGTTTTACCATGGAAGTGTTTAATTATATTATCTGGTTGTTTTATAACATCTGCTTGCATAAATGATGTGTCAGTATTTCGAAACATTGTAACATATTTCCAAAATTGTTTTTCTCCACCAAAATATTCTAAAGTTCTTCTGAAACTTTTCATAAATGCTGGATTAATATTTTTATTATCCTGAAGTATATTTTTGTTATTGATGCCATACCATGTTAAATATTTCCAATCTTTAAATGTACGTATTAGTTCGACTATATCTGTTGCTTGTGAGTTTTTGATATGCTGAATCCAATCCAATGCTTTTATATTCCAATCATAAAAAATTATATTACCATTGTTTTTTAATGCGTTGGAATGAAAACAATCTAACCATTTAAAACCACTTGCTGGTAAAGCTATATTATCATAGTCATCACCATTGTTTTGTATATACATATCTTCACTGTTAAGTATCCATATTTGATCTTGTACACCATGGACTATTATATTTAAAAATTGTTGGTGGCCACCAATCATTTTCTGATACTCTTCTTCTGAGGGTTGGTAGTCATTTTTAATTACATCCCAAAGTAATTGTTCTCCGTGGGTCAAAGAAGCTGCATTTCCTTCTGGGTAATAATAGGTACGCTGAAGTCTTATTTTAAGGTTCCAATTAATTATTTCACAACCAAATCTAAGACCAGTATCTATTAGGTTCCAACCAGGGCATGAATAATGCTGTACCTTTCTCATACCACTGTCCTTGATCCAGAGAGGGGTATAATTATCATGGAAGTTTTCTTCACTGCGTTCTATGACGGGAAGTTCTTTTTCTCCTTCAGTAAAAGTTCCAAATTCTGGACGTCCAATTTCTTTCCATGTCTTACTATTAATTAAAACAAATTGTTCATGTAATTCATACCAACGATTTTGCCATGTCCAATCTAATATATGAGCAGCTGCCAGATAATCCGGATGGGCTTCTATTTCAGTTGCAATGTCATTAATAATACTTCCACTGAATAATCTTACACCGGCAGCCATAAATAATATATGATCATACCTATCTGCTAATTTTTTTAATCCTTCATCAATTGACTTTGCTTGAACAACATGAAGTTTGGTAGACTGTGTTGTTAACCAACCTGCATAGAAGGCTGTATATTCTCTCATATGATCAGTCAATTCTTCATGCTTACATGCACTGTGTTGATGTATACATATACATAAATTTATATTATTATTAAATCGTCTTTGAGGTACGTTCATTTACCTATCACCATTATTCTCTTATGCTCATATATTATTTTTGAACCAGCATATTTAATATCTGTTAACCCTGCTTGCTCTATCAGCTCTCCTTGGTTCATAGCACAATTGATATGTAACCATTTAACATTACTATTATCGTTACTTTGAAATACAAATAGTTTATCATTATAATTTTTTGTAATGTACTTCATATCCATCATATGCTCACAGGATGTGTTAATAATTACTTCACCTTTATAATCAATATCATCAAATACAACATCTTTTGTATGTACATTTACTTTAGGATAATCATTCCATATATGTTTTGCAATGTCTGTTGTATACTCATCCACATCATATAGATCAATATCTATCTCACCAAAGGTTTCATATAAAAATGGTACAGCAACTAATCCATACCAACTAGCTAATATTGATATGTGTTTAACATCAGGTTTAACTTTTTTTAATTGATGACAAAGCCATTCCTTACTTTCAATCTGAGTATCAAATACTGCTTCTGAATAATCTTTGTATTTGTATATGTGGTTATCAGCTACGTAGCCTAATCCTTTAGCCCATAACTTTTGAACTTTGCCATAGTCCATCTAACACCTCTTTTCTATTTTGTGCATCATCAAATATGCATACTGGTAATTGTCTTAATTTATTTTGTTCTATATCTAATGGATACATACAACCATGTTTAAATGAATAAGCTAACCCAGGTTGAAAGAATTGCATGCTACTCATATGTCTCCTGTACAACCATGGATCTAACCCATAGAAACTCTTGTACATTCGATCTATATGGTCATGGCACTCTTTCCACATAGGCTCACAATTATGATCATTAATAACCATTATAGATGAGTTAACATTACACATATGTATTTTTTTTGCTATACCATCACTGAACCATGCTGTTTTAAGAATGTTTAGTTTATCAGGATGAGAGGTTTCTAGGAACTTATCTAATGGTGTATGTATGTAACAATCTAAATCTAAGTAGATAGTAGGCTCATTAAAAAGACCTGGTTCAAATAACTTTATCTTGTTCCACCACTTACGTTCTTTAAAGCTATCAGTAATTTTTATTATCTGTATGTCTTTATGTAACCCTTCTGGGTCATCTGTCATACAATAGTATACACAATCTTTATGGAAGGTCAACAGTTGTTTATATAACTGGTTGACATATTCAACACCATATAGTTTACCAACCTTTACAGATACAACTTGCATAAGTCAGCCTCCCAACCTTTTTTTATATCTAAAGGATCAGGTTCATGGTCTTCCATAAAAACACAGACCTCATGATCTGATCTATACTTTCCTTTTTGTTGATCAGGATACTTTGCACCTCTACTATGTGAGTATACAGTACCTTCAGGATATGTATTAATCTTATCTCTATGGCATCTCCATAAATATGCATCACTACTATACAAAGAACCTTTTGCTCTGTCATAATAATTTACAAAGTGATCCCATATTTCTTTTGTTACTGGTGATGTGTTGTCCACATAAATTAAACTAGCATTGAATCCCATAGTAAGAAAATAATTACCACTATGCATTCCTAAATGATAATTAGCATTCCAATCTGTTTTTATTATTGCTGGAGGGGTTGTTTGAATTACTCTGTCCAGTCTATTTAAAAATAAGTTATCTAGATCTGTAAATAATATCTTACCTTCTATACCACATAACTTAGGAGCAAACAAAGACATTTTAATTGCATCCCAAAACCACCATTGCTTCATTGATAGTATATCATCCCATAACCATTTCTCTGTACATTCAACAGGTATAATGTCTTTATCTAAACCAGTAGGATCATCAGTCATACAATATGAATTAAACTCACAAGGCATGTGACGTTTGGCCATTCTATGAATTAGGTTAGGATACTCAGCTGCAAACTTATCACCCCACTTAATTGTCATTAAGTTAATCTTTTCCTGGACCATTCAGTAACCTTATATAATAATTATCTCTTTTAATGTTGCTCTTTTTATCTCTAGGAAAGAATTCAGAACCAACATCTGCTCCATAGTACTGTGAATAACATATACCTCTTGGAAGAGCTTTCAACTTATCTAATTGTTTGTGTCCTAGATAATCATCATTACCTCTATACTCTAACAAGTATCGTTGATCATCATCTTTAAAGTCATCCCATATACTTGTTAATGTATGGCCTTGCCAACCCATCACAGATGAATTAAACATAGATGGATATTTCATATCAGGATCGTCTTGTAATTCTTTAGGTTGAGCACTCCGGTCTAACCAATCAATTGGCTTCCAATAACAAAATACAGATGTTAGAAGACCAGGTGATATGTACTTATCAATATCTGATATGTCTCTATGGAATGTGGTATCTAAATCAAAGTATAGATTAGTACCTTCTTTATCTATATCAGGATGGAACAGTAACATTTTATTCCACCAACCATCATACTTAAATTTAGATATATCAACAATTTTAATTTCAGGATGGTTAACAGTTGTAAAGTTTGTTAGTAAATAAAACTTAAATGGCTTCTTGTAGTAATTCTTACATTGCCAAAAGATGTCCCACACATGAGCATCTTTATACTTTTCTTTGACTGTGGCTTTCTCTGGTATTGTCTTTACAACAAATATGTTATTCATAATAATATTTTCTTTTAATTGTTAGCCACTCATCTATTTGTTTATCAGGTTGTTCATCTCTATGCATTAGTGTTAACGTATCAACTCTTTTGCTACATATGATATGAAGCAGTGTGTGATGATCTTGGAGGAAGAACTTTTCAATCATACCATCTCTGCCATGATTAACATATCGTATGTTAGATTTTCTAACTATATGCTCTCTTAACTTAGCATCATAATCAAAAGGTATACGTTCATTTAATTCAGCTCTAAATTTAAATACATTATCATAACCTTGATATGTATCATTATATGTTGTGACAAGATAGTTTTTCCAACCTCGATTGTTCACCACTTGTCTATAATAATCCATAATACTACCACGACAAGGTATAAAATATTCAGGTAACTCTACTCCTGCTGTGTTGTTTGGCATTATGAATACGTAGCTCCCTTAGGTAACATAGTTTTATCAAATGGTGCTAGTGGCCACACTAATGCTTTGCCGGCAATATCTTCTACCATATTTTTCCATATCTCTTCATTGTATACAACATACCCTAAAGTCATTCTTGGCTCACCACCATAAGCACTATGCCACATAATCTTATCTTCTTCTTCCTTCTTACCATAATAGCCAGTCTTCATATGCCATCCTGGTACATCAGGTATATGTACTAAGTTCTTTTCAATAGGTTTATTAATCTTGCCTTTAGAACCTTCAGGATTAATATGTCTCCAGAAACCATTACCAGTTTCTGTAAATGTAAATAGAACATTGTACCCTGGTACATTCCAATTGTTGTGCCATGCAATGTATCCATCTTTTGGATACCACATCTTCAATGCACAAAATCTTATACCAAGCAATGCACCCAACTCGTTATCAAGCCACTGGTTCTTTTCTTGTATTACTTTTGCTAATGATAAATCTTTAATGTGATCATTCTTGACCCATGTAGCTATCTGATTAAAATCGTAACCATGTGAGTCAGGTGGAAAGCCATCATGCGTATCATGCTCCATAGAGTTTAAACATTCAATGCTTGTTGCATACAATGATCTGTTTTCTCTAAAGAACTTTCCTTTTCGTGTCATGAGTGTTGACATGTCTAAGCCCCAGACAAATGTTTTCCACTCATTTAATAATTTTAAAATCTCCGATTGTATCTCGTATACCGGGGTCATTGTATGTGCTCCTATCTACTAAGTCATTTGGTATTGTGTAATGCCAGAATACTGGCTCTTCGTTATTTTTTAATTCAACCTCAGGTCTATACCCTTTGATATAGTTCCACTTAGAATGAATTTCTTTTATTTTTACACCGTAGTCTGTTTTGTAGTTAGTATTAAAAAAAGCAAATGTATCCCAATACCATAACGTGTGAGGGAAATCGTAAGGCCAGTTCTTTCTAGGATTAGATTCAATCTGAGTCCTATAATTTTTATACCACATATCTAGCATCTTAAATGTACGATTGTTCTTTTTATAAACAAACATACCACAGTGCCACTTCATACGCCAACAACCTTCAGGACCTTTAAAGTCCCACTCATGAACTTTTGCTGTCTTAATAAGTTCTTTATGTTCTGGCTTATAATGAGTTAATTCTTCATCACGAGTTATATAAACTACTTTTGCATTGTACGGTCTATTGCATGTCATTGCCATGTCATGCTCGTCATCTATTTCGTCAAACATATGCCTGACGTCTTGGTGCTGACAATATATATCTGCATCAATATATGCTGTTATATCATAAGGAGTTTTTGTTAGTGCCCAGAGCTTAGCTCGGACATGGACTGGCACTTCCAAATGAACATGATCAAATAAATGTCTATGTTCTTCTTGGAACCAATCTTTATGTGTATAGATAGCTATCTTTGCTTCAGGATAAAAATCTTTAATTGAATCAGCACACATAACAGCTGCATCATAATAAGGTTTAGAAAATGAAGCAACTAACATAAATCCTTTAGTCTGTTGCTGGTTTTCCATTCATACTCTCCAATGCTATAATTGCGCCTACGTAAGCGGTCAGTTCCATAATACTTTTTGATCTTCTAATTTTAGATTTCATATCTCTATTAGTTGTATTACGAATCACATCCATTTCAAAAGCATCTATCTTAGCTTGGAACAACTTCTCTTGATCCATTTTATGCTGACGATCCTTATCACCTACTTCTTCTTTTTTTCTCATCTTATCAAGACGATCAATTTCTTTTTTAGTATTTCTATTGATAGCTTCTTGACCTACGAGCTTATGTACCCAATACCAAGCGTCTTGATGTTCTTTGGTATTATGAATTTGGTGTGCGTCTGTAGGTCCAGGTTGACCTTGTGGGCCGTCTGGATGTCTTAGAATGAAATGCATAAGAGATTTTTTATCATTACCGTAGTAAGCAAAGATTGGCTCTGCATCATTGAACGGAAACTTCGGTTCCTGTTTTTGTTCTTGTTTTTTCTCCGGTTGCTTCTCATCATCAGCACGAGCTACAACCTTGGTTTTTTCTTCTTCCATAATATTATTCTCTCTCTCCCAAGATGTTGTCTGGGGTGGTGGTCTGTTAATATTTAAACGGTCTTTTGATTTTTCTTCTCTGGCATCTATTGTTCTATTAGCTTGCTCTGCTTCAGTTGAAGCATGCTCAGTTACTGATGCGTCATCAAAATCTCCATTCTCTTTATGCTCTTGTGGTGTCATTTTACTGGCTCCAGTAATATATTTATCATCAATATTTCCATTCTCTTTATGCTCTTGTGGTGTCATTTTTACGTTGGGCTTTATGATTTCGGACAAAGCTGGGTATAATGGATTAACAGTATTATTTTTCCAATCCATAAAAAAATAGGTATTTCTAAGTTCTTCAACAGCATAATAATCAAACAATTTTCCTTGCTCTTTATTATTCATATTATAAAGTCCTCTTATTGTTAAGCGGTCCTAACCCATAAACTCACTGTGCTTATCACTTCAGTTTCATCATCTATGTTAGTACCGACGTATGCTTTGTTATAATCTTTGTTCCAAACTTTAGACCATACCTTATTATATATCTTTGTATAAACAGCCGTATATGCCTTAGTGTATGATCCACCATATAGTTTGATATAATCTTTAGCCCAGTCACCACTATACTCTTTAATATAATTTGCTTCCCAAATCTTACTATATGTTTTAGAATAATCTTTTGTATAATTCTTATTGTATTGTCCCACATATACCTTGTTGTAGTCAACACTAAAGTTCACTTCTCCTACATATATTTTAGACCATATCTTTGTATATGTCTTGTCATAATTTTTAGTATAGTTACGATCAAAGGTTCCTGTGTATACAGCAGTGTAATCTTTTGAATAATCTTTTGTATAGTTTGCTTCGTAGTCTGTACTATATGTCTTTGTGTAGTCTCTATCATATGTTCTTTCATAAGATGCTTGCCATACTTTTGTATAAGCTCTATCACCTGTATATGTTCCAGTGTATGCTTTTGTATAATCTCTATCGTATGATTTTTCATATTCTTTAATGTATGATGTTGCACTAGTGTAGCCACCCTCATAAACTTTAGTCCATCCTGTTGTATACTCAGTAGTGTAAGCTCCAACAAATGTTGCAAGTGCCCAATTTGTACCTACAAATTCTGTATCACCTGACCACAGTTTTGTATATCTTACAGGACCAGAATATGAACCTGTCCATACTTTAGTGTAGGATTTTGAATATGTTTTAGTATAGTCGGCAGTATAAGTTTTTTGATATTCTACAAGATAGTCTTTTGTCCATGTTGAGATAAACTCTTTATTATAATCACCCAACCATTCTTTAGTCCAAAGTTTTGTATAAGAAGCCTCATAGTCTTTTGTCCATTGCTTAGTAAACTCTTGTTGCCATAAACCTTCGTAGTGAGCTACATATGCTTTAGTCCACACTCTTCCATAATTAACTGAATAGTCTGTATCAAATGTACCAGTGTAGACAGTTACATAATCTTTATCCCAATTCTTAGTATAGAATTTTTCCCATTCTCTAAACCAGTCAGTATGCCAATCCTTATCATAATTTTTTTCCCATAGAGTTGAGTATACAGTTGTATATGTTTTTACATAATCTTTATCATAGTTAGTTACCCACTCATGAGTCCAATTAGCATGCCAAATTTTAACATAATCTTTTAACCATAACTTCGTATAGATTGTTGTATAATCTTTTTCATATTCACCCACCCATACTTTAGCATACACAGCATCATAATCTTTATTCCAAACTTTAGTATAGGTCTTAACATAATTTTTTATATAATCTTTATTCCATATCTTAGTATATGTCTTAACATAGTTTTTAAGATAATCTGTAGAATAATCTTTAGTCCAGATCTTAGTATAGTTGGCATCAAACGATCCTTCGTACGCATCAGCATAAGCTTTATTATATAATTTCTGGTAATTCTTTTCCCATATTTTAGTATACACACCAGTGTATGTTTTAACATAATCTTTATTGTAGTCTGTTGTATATGTCTTTACATAATTTTTAAGATAATCTTTGTTGTAATCTTTAACCCAGATCTTTGTATACTCACCTACCCAAACCTTTGCATAATCTTTATTATAGTCTTTAGTCCAGATCTTAGTATAAATTTTAGTCCATACTTTTTCATAATTTTTAGTCCAATCAACATGGTAGTCTTTAGACCATATCTTTGTATAATCTTTACCCCATACTTTAGTATAAATTTTAGTATAGTTAGTCTCATCTGATCCTGACTCATAGCCACCATAGTATGTTGGACCTACCCAAATCTTAGTGTATTCTTTATCCCATACTTTAGCATAAATCTTTGTATAATCTTTAGTCCAAGATAATTGATATGCTTTAACATAGTTTTTAAGATAGTCTTTTGAATAATCCTTTTGCCATACTTTAGTATAGTTAGCATCAAAGCTACCTTCATAGGCTTTAACATAAGTCTTGGACCAAATTTTGGTATAGACTGCATCATAATCTTTAACGTAATCTTTATTGTACACACCTACATAAGAACCAACCCATACCTTAGCATAAATTTTAGTATAGTTAGTTTCATCATCTCCAGACTCATAGCCACCATAGTAAGTTGGGCCTACCCATATCTTAGTATAGTTAGCATCAAATGAACCATCAAAAGATCCCTCATATGATTTAACATAATTTTTAGACCAAAGTTTTGTATAAATTTTAGTGTAGTCTTTTACATAATCTTTTTCATATACACCCACCCATACTTTAGCATAAATCTTTGTATAGTCTTTAGTCCAAATTTTAGTATAAGTTTTAACATAATCTTTATGCCAATGTTGAGCCCATGTGTTAACATAAATTTTAAGATAATCTTTATCGTAGGTTGTAGTGTAATCTTTGGAATATGTTTTAACATATGTTGCATCAAAGGATCCTTCATATACAGCATCATAATCTTTACTGTATGTCTTTACGTAATTTTTAACATAATCTTTATTCCATACCTTAGTATAGGTTTTAACATATGCTGTATCAAATGTACCTTCATAAGTTGTTGTATATGTTTTCACATAATCTTTAACATAACCTTTAACCCAACCTTTAGTATATTCCCCTAGCCAGACTTTAGCATATATTTTAGTATAGTCTTTTGACCAGATCTTAGTATAGGCTTTAACATAATCTTTATCATATGTTGTTGTATAGGCCTTGACATAATTTTTAAGATAGTCTTTATTATAATCTGTTGTATAAGTCTTAACCCATATCTTAGTATAGTTAGCATCAAATGATCCCTCATATGCTTTAGTCCATACTTTTGTGTATAGCTTTTCATATGCTTTTACATAATTTGCAGTCCACGAGTCTTGATATGCTGCCTCATAATCTTTAAGATAATTTTTAGACCATAACTTTGTATAGATTTTTACATAATCTTTTTCCCAGATCTTTGTATACTCTCCTACCCATACCTTATTATAAATTTTAGTATAGTCAGCACCATAACTCTTTACATAATTCTTTTCCCAGATCTTAGTATACTCTGCATCATAACTCTTTACATAGTTTTTAAGATAGTCTTTTGAATAAGCTTTTTGCCATGCTTTAGTATAGTCTGTGGAGTAATCTTTGACCCATACCTTAGTATAGTTAGCATCAAACGAACCTTCATATACATCTACATAATCTTTATTGTATAGCTTATTCCAAATCTTAGTATACTCTCCAACCCAAACCTTTGCATATATTTTAGTATAGTCTTTAGTCCAGATCTTTGTATAAGTCTTAACATAATCTTTAAGATAATCTTTAGTCCAAACTTTTGTATACTCACCTACCCATACTTTTGCATAAATTTTAGTATAATCTTTTTGCCAAATTTTAGTATACTCTCCTACCCAAACTTTAGAGTATATCTTTGTATAATCTTTAGTCCATACCTTAGCCCAAACTTTAGTATACTCACCTAGCCAGACTTTAGCATAGATTTTAGTATAGTTAGTCTCATCTGATCCAGACTCATAGCCACCATAGTAAGTTGGTCCAACCCAGATCTTAGTATAGTTAGCATCAAATGATCCCTCATATATTTTAGTATAGTCTTTACCATAATCTTTAGCCCACACTTTAGTATAGTTAGCATCAAACGATCCTTCGTATACAGCATCATAAGCTTTAGCCCATACTTTAGTATAGTTAGCATCAAACGATCCTTCGTATACTTTATCATAGGCCTTACTATATGTTTTAACATAATTTTTGAGATAGTCTGTACTGTAATCTTTAGCCCATACCTTTGTATAGTTAGCATCAAACGATCCCTCATACACAGCATCATAGGCTTTAACATAACCTTTGACCCAACCTTTAGTATATTCCCCTAGCCAAACTTTAGCATAGATTTTAGTATAGTCTTTTGACCAGATCTTAGTATACACTTTATCATAATCTTTCAACCATAACTTTGTATAAGTCTTTACATAATCCTTGTCCCATAGTTTGGTATAGATAGTGGTGTATGTTTTGACATAATCTTTATCCCAAAGTTTAGACCATACTTTTGTATACGCAGCATCAAAAGATCCTTCATATATTTTTGTATAAGTCTTAACCCAATTTTTAGTATAGTCAGCTGAATAATCTTTAACATAATCTTTAGTCCACAATCTATGCCACTCTTTAGCATACTCAGCTTCCCAGGCTTTTACATATGTTTTAACATAATTCTTTTCCCATATCTTAGTATAGTCGCCTTCATAATGTTTTAAGTATCTGGCAGAAAATGATTGTTGGTATGCTTTCTCATATGTTGTTTCATAATCTTTGGAATATGTTTTGAGGTAATTTTTTCTATATCTTTTAACATAATCTTTTTGCCAGATCTTTGTATAGGTTTTAAGATAGTCTTTACTATAATCAGCATCATAAGATTTAACATAATTTTTTAGATAGTCAGTAGTATATGTCTTAGTCCATATCTTAGTATAGTCTGCATCAAACGATCCCTCATATACATCTACGTAATTTTTATTGTATAGCTTTTGATAATTTTTAAGGTAATCTGTTTCCCATAACTTAGTCCAAACTTTAGTATATGTCTTAACATAATTTTTTATATAATCTTTATTCCATACTTTAGTATAAACCCCTACATAATTTTTAGTCCAGATCTTAGTATAGTTAGCATCAAATGACCCCTCATATACATCAACATAATCTTTGTTGTATAACTTATTCCAGATCTTTGTATACTCACCTACCCATACTTTAGCATAAATCTTTGTATAATCTTTAGTCCAGATCTTTGTATAAATTTTAGTGTAGTCTTTTAGATAATCTTTTTCATATAATTTAGTATACTCACCTACCCAAACCTTTGCATATACTTTGTCATAGGCCTTAGTCCATACTTTAGTATATTCCCCTACCCATACTTTAGCATATATTTTAGTCCAGGCACCAACATAAATTTTAGTGTAGTTAGTCTCATCTGATCCAGACTCATAGCCACCATAGTAAGTTGGACCTACCCAAATCTTAGTGTATTCTTTATCCCATACTTTAGTATAATTAGCATCAAAAGAACCTTCATATATCTTAGTGTAATCTTTATTCCAGATCTTTGTATAGTTAGCATCAAACGAACCTTCGTATACTTTATCATATGCTTTAGTATATGTCTTAGTCCAGATCTTAGTATACACTGCATCATAATCTTTTTGCCATACCTTAGTATAGTTAGCATCAAACGAACCTTCGTATGCAGCATCATAAGCTTTTACATAACCTTTAACCCAACCTTTAGTATACTCACCCAACCATACCTTTGCATAAATTTTAGTATAGCCAGTTGTGAATGTACCCTCATAAGTTGTAGTATATGTTTTAACATAATTTTTTATATAGTCTTTATTGTAGTCAGTACTATAATCAGCTGACCAAACTTTAGTGTATGCTTTTACATAGTCCTTTGTATATCCTTTAACCCAACCTTTAGTATATAACCCTAACCATACTTTTGAATATATCTTAGTATAATCTTTTTCCCAGATCTTAGTATAGGCTTTAACATAATCCTTATCCCATAACTTAGTATAAATTTTTGTATAGGCTTTAACATAATCTGTTTCATAATTTTTTACATAGTTTTTAAACCAATTATTTTGATACTTCTTAACATAATCTTTTGTCCATATCTTAGTATAGAGCTTATGCCATTCTTGAGCATAAGATGTTTCCCAAACTTTTTGGTATTGTGTAATATATGACTTGACCCAATTCTTTGTATAGTTACCTGTATAGGTTTTAGTCCACAATTTTGTATATAATTTAACGTAGCCTTTTTCCCATTGGTTTTCATATGCACCACCAGCAAAATGTCCTTCATATATCTTGCTATATTCTTTTGTCCAGTTATGTGTATATTCAACAGAGTAATCTTTTGAATATGATCCAACAAATGTGTGAATGTAATTACCAATATAATCTTTAGACCATGCTTTACCATAACCTTTTAAATAATCAACTGAGTATGTCTTAGACCAATTCTTTGCATAGTTAACATCAAAGGTACCTTCATATGCAACGTCTCCTGCATAATGCTGTTCATAATTAACAACGCTAGTGTATGCACCTGTATATACTTTTGCTCCTGTATACGTACCTTCATATATTCTATCGTAGTTAGTTAAATAACTTTTAGCTGATGAACCTCCATACACTGTGTCCCCAACATATGTTTTTTCATATAACTTTGTCCATGCATGAGTGTATATTTTTTCCCAATTGTGATCAAATGTTTCTGAAGCTACATAGTTTTTTGACCATAACTTTATATACTCTTTTAAGTAAGCAGATGTATATGCTTTTGTATAATTCTTTGTCCATTGTTTAACATATATCTTATCATAAAGTTTAGTCCAAATTTTTGTATAGTCACCAGTAAAGGTTTTAGTATAAATTTTTTCATAAGCCTTGTTGTAATCTTTAACATAATCTTTTGTATAATTTACTTCACCCACCCACAACTTAGTATATGTTTTAGTATACTCTCCATCATATGTTTTTGTATATGTTTTAGTATATGTCTTACTATAGTCTGTAGCATAACCACCTACGTAAACTTTTTCATATGAGTTACCATATAGTTTTGTATAAGTCTTAGAATATTCACCAGCATACTCTTTAACATATACAGAGGTATAAGTTTTTGTATAGTCAGCTGAATAGTCTGCACCATAAGATTTAGTATAAGCTTTTGTATATGTTTTACCAGAACCTAATATATGTCTTCTATCTGTAAAAGCAACTCCCTGTCTTAACCATGTTCCTGATGCTGGAGCATTCTCCTGTAATACATACTTACCAATACCAGTAGTCATCATTTGATTTCTAAACCTACTAATAAATGCTGCTAGATTAGTATTAGACATTTCATTAAGTGAACCACTACTACTACCAAGTTTAAGAGGATATAGTGCTGTTGTGCTGGCACCAGTTGTTCTTCTCCAAATTTGTGTTGTTGTATTAGAAGCTGTACCATTACCTGTTACTGTATCTGATAAAGTAAGTATAGAAGTGTATTGACTATTTGGTTGAGAAGGATTCATAACATAAGACCCAACACCATTAGAAACTAAATTAGTTAATGCTCTGTTTATTATTGAAGCATTTAATGTTGTGTCTGTTTGTTCTTGAATTGGATATGTACTTGAAACGTACTCTAATGGTCTGACCATTCCAGACTCATCATTGTTGCTATTACCTTGCCATTGGCGTACTGTTGTTGTACTGACAGTTGATGTAGCACCACCTGGTGTTGTTTGACCTACACCTTCTGTTCTTCTAGTATCAACAAAAGAACCTATAGATGTATAATCACCTGAGGTAGAAATAATTCCAGGACCAGTATTAGCCACAAACTCAGTAAGAATTTGATGGACAGTATGATCCATATTTTCATTGGTCATAGTTTGAAGACCGTTGAATGTACTACCTGAATATTTTATCTTTAGTGGGTTGGCCATAGGTTCACCTTTACCTACTTATTTATGATATATTAATTATGCCAATTTGAATGTTTCATCACCAGCAATGTTACCTCTATTAGATCCACCTGGTCCTGTAAAGTGAACTCTAGCTGCATCAAATCCATCAACAGCTTTACCTGGTATACCACCATCACCACTCATAGCCCAAATTGTTCTTGTAGAGACGCCTGTCACAGTTTTATCCATATTAGCACCATAACCTATACCACCTAGCACACCACCTGTACCTCCTGATACTCTTGAGTTATGTGTTGTAGATATATCTGGTTTAGCTCCTGTACCACCTACTAATAACTGGCCTGCTGTTGAGGCTGCTGTTACAGCACTTGCTGTTGCACCTGCTGCACCACCTGGGAAGCCAGCACCACCACCGCCACCAGAACCTGATTGGTTAGTAAACTCAGATGATTTGTCACCAGTTAACGGATCACTATACATTGTCAAGCCACCAGCACCACCTCCGCCAGCTCCACCACCTATAGTACCATAATTTTCTACAAATAATTTAACATGAGCATCAGTCTTAATAGCTGAACCACCATTTGCTCCATCAGCACCTGCTGTATTATCTGCAGCTGCTCCACCAGCTCCACCAGCACCTACAATGTAACCATTGTTATATGTAACAATTCTTACTAAGTGTTGGAATGATTGAGCACTACCACCGTCTGTTTGATTAATTGATATAGATGCAAATCCAGTTAGATCAATAGCAGGTCTTGCTGCATTGTTAGATCCCATTACAAAATAATTATCAAATTGATTTTGTTGACCAACGTGGATAGTAGTCATTGTTGGATAAGTTCCACTGTCTCTACCTTTATGATCTAAGAATTCTTTTAGGTTGAATTCATTTACAAAGTAAGATGTCTTAGCACCTTCGTGTCCTGTAATAGTTGCTGAACCTTTAGATGAGAACTCTCCTAACGTATCTGGAGTAGCAGTTGTATCATTTTCACCTCTTAAATAATATTCACTAGCTGTATTAGCTTGAGCACTACCTACATGGGAATCAAGATATACATCTGTATGTTTATATCCTATGTTTACAAGTTTCCAATTACCACCTTCTTTACTATGGAAGTAAGGTACTTCTTTCCATACATCATCTTCTCTTACCCATAGCTTCTTAGCTTGTTCCCAGTTATCATCTTTCTTAATAAACAATTGAGGTTTAGTATTTGCTAATGCACCACTATGTGATCCAACAAAGTTTGTAGGTCCAACATAAGTTGAATGTGATGTTCTTTCACCTGTGTAAGCTATTTCAAAATATTGATCCCCTGTATATGTTGGACTATATGTTTGAAGGAAGTTAGTATCTAAATTATAAACCTTAGTATATATTTTATTGTAATTTATTAGACCATCAAATGTACCTCTGTAATTAAATATAGCTTCACCCTCATAAGTTTTTACATAATCTTTATTGTATACTGTAGTATAATCTGTGCTGTAATCTTTTGTATAAGTTTTAGTCCAGATCTTAGTATAGTTATCATCACCATCAGCATATATTTTAGTATAGTCTTTATTATAATCTTTTGACCATATCTTAGTCCACACTTTAGTGTATGCCTTTGTATAAGTTTTAAGGTAATTTGTTAATGCAAAGAACAGTAGACCGGTAGTATAATTTTTTACACTTACATATGATACTGCAGTAGCAGGATTTAAGAATGATACTTCAGCTGAGAATGTTCTTGTACCAGCAGACCCACCTTCGTAAACTTTAGTATATGTCTTCTCCCAAATTTTAGTATAGTCTTTATTATAATCTTTAGTGTATGTTTTTGTAAATGCACCAGTATATACTGCGGTGTAAGATGCATCATAACTCTTAGCCCAATCTCTTGTCCACACTTTACCATATACTTTATTATAAACAGATGTATCACTACCACTAGCAAAACCACCATAGTAAGTAGGTCCAACCCAATCTTTAGCATAATCAGCACCGTACTCAGTACCATAATCTTTTTGCCAAAGTTTGTGCCAGTTACGTGAGAAGTCTGATGCATAATCTTTATTGTAATCTTTTGAATATGTTTTAACATATATTGTTGTATAAGTTTTAACATAATCTTTTGAGAAGCCACCTGATGCATAGTTACCTGTGTAACTTAATATGCCTGTGTAAGATGCAGTGTATGCTTTTGGTGATGTGTAAGCTGTTACCCCAGAATAATACGCAATCCATACAGCCCATATTCTTTCATATGCTTTTGTATATGTTTTAGTCCAGATCTTAGTATAGTCTGTAGTGTATGTTTTAACATAATTTTTAGACCAGATCTTTGTATATGTTTTAACATAGTCTGTCTCATAATCTTTAACATAGTTTTTAAGATAGTTCTTAGTCCAGATCTTAGTATAGTTGGCATCATAAGCCTTTACATAATTTTTAAGATAAATTGTTGTATAGTCTTTAGTGTAAATTGTGGTATATGTTTTTACCCAATTTTTTGTCCACTCTGCATCATAATGTTTAGTATAAATTTTAGTATAAGTTTTAACGTAACCTTTAACCCAACCTTTAGTATATTCTCCTACCCATACTTTAGCATAAATTTTAGTATAATCAACAGCATAATCTTTTGACCATACTTTTGTATAACTTTTTACATAATCTTTATTCCATATCTTAGTATATACTGTAGTATAATCTTTAAGGTAATCTTTTTCCCAAAGCTTAGTATACTCTCCAACCCATACCTTAGACCAAATTTTAGTATAATCTTTAAGGTAATCTTTTGAATATACTTTAGTCCATATTTTTCCATAATCTTTAGCCCAATCTACATGGTAGTCTTTAGACCATACCTTAGTATATTCTTTATCCCACGCCTTAGTATAGATTTTAGTATAGTTAGTTTCATCTGATCCAGACTCATAGCCACCATAGTAAGTTGGTCCAACCCAGATCTTTGTATATGTTTTATCCCATATTTTAGTATAAATTGTGGTGTAGGTTTTAGTCCAAGATAACTGGTATGCTTTAACATAGTTTTTAAGATAGTCAGTGGAATAATCTTTTTGCCATACCTTAGTGTAGTTAGCATCAAATGAACCTTCATATGTTTTAACATAATTTTTAGACCAGATCTTAGTATAAACTGCATCATAATCTTTAACGTAATCTTTATTGTAGACACCTACATAAGAACCAACCCATACCTTAGCATAGATTTTAGTATAGTTAGTCTCATCTGATCCTGACTCATAGCCACCATAGTATGTTGGTCCAACCCAGATCTTAGTATAGTTGGCACCAAACGATCCATCAAAAGAACCTTCATATGCTTTTACATAATTTTTAGACCAGAGTTTAGTATAAATTTTAGTGTAGTCTTTTATATAATCTTTATTGTATTCACCAACCCATACTTTAGCATAAATCTTTGTATAATCTTTAGTCCAGATCTTTGTATAAGTCTTAACATAATCTTTATGCCAATGTTGGGCCCACGTCTTAGTATAAACTTTACCATAGTCTTTAGAGTAGTCTTTAGTATATGTCTTAACATATACTTTTGTATAGTCTGCATCAAATGAACCTTCATATATTTTATCGTAAGCCTTAGTATAAGTCTTAACCCATATCTTAGTATAGGCGGCATCATAAGCCTTTACATAATTTTTAAGATAGATGGCATCATAATCTTTAACCCATATCTTAGCCCATACCTTTGTATAGTTGGCATCAAAAGAGCCTTCATATACATCTACATAATCTTTAGCATATAATTTATTATAGTCTTTTGAATAATCTTTTGCAAATGAATGTACGTAATCTTTTACATAATCTTTAGACCAAATTTTAGTATAGATTTTAGTATAGTTAGTTTCATCTGATCCAGACTCATAGCCACCATAGTAAGTAGGACCTACCCATATTTTTGTATATTCTTTATCGTAATCTTTTACATAAGCCTTTGCATATGATTCAACATATATTTTAAGATAATCTTTATTCCATATCTTAGTATAGGCTTTTTGCCAGACTTTTGTATACTCTTTTATATAATCTTTATTCCATATTTTAGTATAAATTTTAGTATAATCTTTTAGATAATCTTTTACATAATCCTTAGACCAAATTTTTGTATAAGTTTTTAAATAGTCAGTACTATAATCTTTAACATAATCCTTTTCCCAGATCTTAGTATACACTGCCGTATAATTTTTTAAATAATCTTTTTCATATAATTTTAAATATCCAGCTATACTGTAGTTAGAAGCAACACCTGTATAAAGTTTATTATAAGCTACGTCTCCTGCAAAATTATGAATACCTGTGAAAGATAATGTACCTACATAAGCTTTAAAATAAATCTTACTATAGTTTACTTCACCTATATAAGTAACATCTGTACGATATGATTTAACATAATCAAGCACACCTGTATATGTCTTAACATAGTTGACAATATAATTCTGAGTTCCTGTCCATGTTGCAGCACCTGTATATGCTTTAACATAATCTACTGGGCCGTCCCATATCCTACTAAAGTCTGCACTCTGCCATATCCTTGTATACACAGTTGTATAGTCAGCACTATAATCTTTTGTATATGTCTTGGTATAATCTGTAGTCCAAGTCTTGGTATAGTCTGCTTGGTAATCTTTTGAATATGTTTTAACGTAGTTGTCACCTAAGGTATCAACATAATCTTTATGGTAATCTTTAGACCATAGTTTAGTATAAACTGCAGTCCATATCTTAGTATAAATTTTATCATAATCTTTTGTATATACTTTAGACCATACCTTTGTATAATCTTTTGAGTAGTCTGCTACAGTAGCACCTTCCCATAATTTAGTATATGCTACTATTCCCATATATGCTTTAACGTAATCCTTAGCTCCAACAAAAGTCCCTAGATAATCTTTTGTGTAGCTTCCAACACCAGTATAATATATTAATCCTACATAATCTTTATTGTAGTTTAATAATCCTACGTAGGCTTTATTATAATCTTTGGAATAAATTTTAGTATAGTTGTCACTACCATCTGCCCAAATTTTAGTATAATCTTTAGTATATGTTTTTGTATATGTGGCGTTACCTTCATATGCTTTTGTATATGGTTTAGTAGTTCCTATATAACTTGTATTGAATGTTTCTGCACCAGTGAAGTTACCTTCTGATTGATACACCTTTGTAAAAGTTCCTGTATAAGGAGCAGTTCCTGTGTACGCTTTATTGTAACCTAATTCACTACCTGTGTACACTCCTTGCCAAACTTTTGTAAATGCTTTTTCATATGATCCAAACGAACCAATATATTCAGCTGTGTAGTCCCCTGTGAAGTTTAATGTTGTTGCATATGATGCTTCATAATTTGTAAGGCCTTGATATATTTTAACAAAATTAACACTACCAGTATATGTTTTTAAATAATCTTTTGTTAATTTTACATATGCACGAGTCCATGTTTTATTATAGACAGCTGTATACTCTGCTGCATAAAGTTTAATATAGTTTGCACTATAGTCTTTACTATATGCTTTTGTATAACTCTTAGTCCAAATTTTTGTATAGTCTTTACTATATGCTTTTTGATATATTTTTGTATATGTACCAGTCCAAGCACCAACATAAATTTTTGTATATTGTTTAACCCAATTTTTAGCATAGTCTGTACTATAGGCTTTTTGATAGGCTTTAAGATATGCTTTTTCATATACGGCTGTGTAATCTTTATTCCAAACTTTTGTATATTCTTTTATATAACTTTTTGTCCATACTTTTGTAAATGCACCAACATAATCTTTATCATAGTCTTTACCGTATTCAGAACTACCCCAAACTTTAGAGTAAGTCTTGGTAAAGGCTCTTGTATATATTTTAGTATAATCTTTATCATAATTCTTTAAGTAATCTGTAGTATATGTTTTAGTCCATACTTTTGTATATGCTTTTACGTATGCTTTATTATAATCTTTTGTCCACAGTTTAGTATATACTTTGACATAATCTTTTTCCCATACCTTAGTATAGTTCTTTGCATATGCTGTACCATCCCAAGTCTTAGTATAATCCTTAGTCCAAAGTTTTGTATAAATTTTAGTGTAATCTTTATTGTAAACTTTTTCATAATCCTTAGCCCACAACTTAGTGTAAGTTTTATTATAATCTTTTACATATATTTTAGTATACGCCGCAGCAAAGTCTCTAGTACTTCCAGACATAAAATTAACTTCTGCTGTATAAGTAACACTATATGTTTTAAGGAAATCTGTTACACCCTCATATGCTTTATTATAAACTAAAAATGTACCTGTGTAGATTTTTGTATAATCTTTTACATATGTTTTAACATAATCAGTACTGTAATCTTCAGCCCATAACTTTGTATAAGTTTTATCATAATTAGCACTATAATCTTTTGACCATATCTTAGTCCACACTTTAGCGTAGTCTTTTGAATATGATGGACTCCATGCGCCTACATATATTTTAGTATATGCTTTACTGTAATCTTTTTCATATGTTTTATTATATTCACCTGAATAAACTACAGCATAATCTTTAGACCAAATTTTAGTATATGTTTTAACATAATCTTTTGAGAAGCTACCGTCAAATGATCCTTCATATATCTTAGTATAACCTTTAGTGTAGGTCTTAACATAATCTTTATTGTAATCTGCTGAATAATCTTTAGTATATGTCTTTGTATAATCTTTTAAATAAGTAACAGTAAATACATCTTCATTACTATCTACATAGGCTTTCGTATAACCTTTTGTATATGCTTTATTATAATCCTTAGACCAGATCTTAGTATAGGTCTTAACATAATTTTTGTTATAATCTTTAGACCAGATCTTAGTATACTCACCTACAAAGGCTCCAACATATGTTTTAACATAATTTTTATTATAGTCAGCTGTATAATCTTTAGACCAAAGTTTTGTATACTGACCAGAGTATTGTTTAGTATAATTTTTTACATAACCCTTAGACCAGTCCTTACTATAATCAGATTCATAAGATGCTGAGTTAGTATACACTTTTGTATAAATTTTATTATAATCAGCACTATAATCTTTAGACCAAATTTTAGTATATGTTTTGGTATAATCTGTAGAGTAATCTTTAGTCCAAATTTTTGTATAATTTTTGTTATAGTCCTTAGACCATATCTTAGTAAAGTTTGCTTCACCAGCAAAAGCAACTAGCCCTACATATATTTTTGTATAAGCTTTTGTATAACTAACATCTGTAACATAAGCGGCTGGACCTGTATAAAAATTTGCTCCTAAATATGCCTTTGAATAATCTACAAGACCAATACCATATGCACCACCTGAATCTGAGAATGCTGAAGCAAAATTTATAAAAGAACCTTGAGCATACATTTTCAAATACTCTAACCCACCAAGGAAATCTGTATCACCAGCCCACTGCTTTGAATAATTTGTAAGGACAGAACCTAACCAATTTCTATCATATAGTTTTGTGTATGGAACTTCAGAAGTATATGCTTTAATATAACCATGCAGCTGGGTATTCTCATCTTTTAAATAGTGACCACTATAGCCTCCAAAGGTCCCTTCATATGCAGCACTATAGGACGTTAAGGGTGTGTGAGCTGTCGTACTTAGGTACGAGCGTACAAAGCCCTCGTCTGCTCCTATAAAAGATGATGCAAATTGTCTAGTGGCCATAGTTTAATTTATCCCACTAACTATATGTCTGATAATGTATGTCGCCATTGTTCCCACCTGAAGGTGCACCAGTAGTAACGGTTACTGCGTAACCACCATCATGGGAACCATCAAATGTTCTTGCTGTGAAAGATAATGATATATCATTGTTGACAGTGGCAGTTGCTAAACCTTTTGTATCAAACGTAACAATTGCACCATTGGCTCCTGCACCATATGTGCCTGTTATTCCTGATATTGTTGGTAGCGTTGCCGATTGTACATTTGCTGTGCTGTTAACAACTTCAACATTATTTACCTTGAGTGCGCCCATCTTCTATCTCCTTTAAATCGTCGACTTCTTGTTTTAAATTTTTGACTGCATCTATAAGCAAAGGAATTAGAGATTGATATTTAACAGATAACTTTCCATCATCTCTTTCGTTTACCAAGTATGGAAGAACATTTTGTACTTCCTGAGCTATAACACCTATATCTGTTTGACCGTCTCTATGATCCTTAGCATCCCACTCAAATAAATAACCATTTATCTGTTCAAGAATTTCCCATGTATCAGGTATTGCTCTTACATTAAGTTTTAAAGTTTGATCAGATGTGTAACTTGCTTCAAGGTCACCAAATGCTCTTATGTTATTAGCATAGACATTACCCCAAGCCTTTGTAGCTGTGCCCATATCTAATGTTAAGTTAGCAGCTGGATGTGTTGCTGAACCAATAATTAAATTAGCAGAGGCAGATGTTGTACCACCTCTTAACTGTGTGTTAGCCACTAGATAGTTACTTGAAAAGTATCCATTGACGTGACCGTTGCCAGTTGTTTCAGCGTGATTAGTACCACTTGGTTGAGCCACAGCTGCAGTAGTTATAACAACAGTACTCAAGTCATATGTAATACGGTTTGTTAAATCTACCCACTCACTAAACGTATCAGTTGTAGGTGCTACGTTTGCTCCTGTATATGTTGTCTTAGCCATTGGACCCTCTAATGATACTATGTAGCATCTGTTTAATTTCGTGTATGTCTTGTTTTAAATTATTTACGTCTTGTACCAAATCATTAGCCTTTTTATCTTGTTCTCTCTTTGCCTTGTACATACTATATGCAGTTCTATCAGTATTTATAACTGCACGAGAATTAGTATCTCTAACAAGATGTTTTTCTTCTGTTGCTACTATCGCCATTTTATATACTCAATGCTATAGCTCGGAAATCTTTGATAGCTGGTGCTGTTGCAGTGCTATCAGATAGTAGAACTATTTTTATTGCAAACATTTTATATGTATTAAATTTAGATCCATCACTATTGAAGTATGTTACTACTGAACTGTTTTGAGGATCTTTAAATGCTGTCTGTGGAAGAGTAACTGTCGATACATCTGCTGCAACATTATTTGCAAATTGTATTGCTTCATCTAATATAATTGTTGTAGTACTTGCAGATTTTACTGTAGCTATTTGATAGTCAGTATTAGGATCACTGTTTGTTATTTTAACTAATGTACCTGCTGATAATGTACTTGCTTGATTACTTGCTGTAGTAATAGTTGTGTTACCAAATGTTTTAGCTTTCTCAACAAATACTGTTGCAGGTGTTTTAGGTAATTGATATTCATACTCTCTGTAATCTAATCTATTATCAACATTACTGAAATGATCAGGTCCTATTAAATCTAGTTCAGTCCAATGTCTATCATAGAATGTACTATTATCTTCTTCGTTTAATAATTTACCATAAACTTTAATGTTGCAATTATCTTTACCAGGTTTAAATGCTGTTACATATACTCTAAGATCCTCTGCGTCTAAACCATCATCTAATGTTACAGTCTTAGAAACATAACTACAAGTAGCATTACCTTGACCTGTAAGATGTTCATTAGTAGCATCATTATTAATTTGATTCTCGTATATGTTGAATCCTAATGTTTGTGAATCTATCATAGGAGATATTCTTGCACTGTTAGTACTCATCTTAAAGTATGTTTTAAAGTTACCAGTTAAGTCATTGCTCTTACTTTTTATAACAGCCTTTTCTCTCATATGGAATCTATCATTAGTTCTAATTTGAGTATTACCAGTATCTCCTGAAGCTGTATTAGCATGAATATATAACTCTACATCTGTAGATGATGGGTTTGTTTTATATAATACAGGTTCTAAATAACTTACTGCTTTATCATTAATACTGCTTATTGTAGCATTAGCATATGACTCTGCACCTACTATATCTGCATCAGCTGCAAATTTAAATGCTGAACTTGATGCTGTAGAATCTTCTATATGCATATCTTTTGTTGAACTATCATAATAGTACACTATACCAGTAGGTGTTTTACTAACTGCTATACCAGTTGTATTGGCTATTAATGGGTAACCTTTTAATATAATTTGTGTTGAGTTTGTTACACTATCAATCTCTACAATGTCTTGAGCAGTTGTATTTGAGAATGTAAGGAAGTCCCCTGCTGCATACTCAGTATTAAATGCTGTACCACTACCAGTCACAATTGTATTAGATGTAGACATAGTGGCCGTACCAGTTGTTTGAGCTGTGGCATTAACTTGGTATACCATCTCACCTTGTTTGAAGTTACCATTAATACCCGTAAGCGATAAATATTCATTGGCTTTATTATAGAATGTTACTACACCTGCGTTTGCATTATTAGTAGTAAATCCAGCTCTATATAAAGTAAATTTAATATCCTCATCAATTAATGGTTTCCAAGCAAGATTGTTTGTTGACATAAACATGCTTCCCATAAATTGATCTACCACTACTGGTTGACTTGTGGCCACATCTGTTCCACCAGTTTTAGATATCCATAGTTGATAGTCAGGACTATTACCATCAGGTATTACTACAAAACAATATTCTTCAGTAGTAGAAAGAAATATAGGTCCATCAAAAACTATTACTGATGCTGTGGCACCGTCTGCGCTTGTATTAATTTGAGAAGATCTCAAATGCTTTCTACCAAAAGGTATTAAGTCTGGTGCTGGAACACCACCTAATGTTTTTCTAATTTCTACTGTTACACCAAGTGTAGGATCTTTGGAAGCAAAATATAAATCCATTGATATAAGTTGAATGCCAGCTGTCTGTTCAAAATCTGGATTACTTATTTTAAATGTCTGAGCCATTGGATCTGTACCATTTTGTCTCCATGGGATAATACCACCTCGACTCCAAGATGTTAGTACTGTTCTAGTTGCAACTTCTTCTACTTGTATCATTGATATGGTAGGAGCTCGAGTACTCATCTCTATGGTACCTGTCTCTACACCAAAGTTAAATGCATTGAAAGGTTCATCTGCTATTGATACTGCATTATTTACTATATTTGAATAAGTTGCATTATCAGCTAATACTAGATGTCTTTCGCCAACATAAAATTCCCCTTGAGGTATATGCAAAATACCAAACATCTCACCATTTGCATCAGTTGTAAGACTATCACCATAAGCACCAGATCCATAAATTGTACTTTTACCAAAATGAGTTGCGTTTGTAGATAAAGCAGGCCTTGTATTAGCGTCCATGTTTACACCATCAAAATATAGATAATGTCTTACATTTGGTCTTAGACTCCATGCATGGAAATGAATCATTTGTTCTCTTATGTATGGCTGCATTCTTACATCTGTTACAAACTCTCCAACATTCTGTGTTGTTGTAGTAGTTTCATTATTAAAAAGGTTTCTTGTTATTAATTCCTCTCTATCTAGAGAGTTCATCCCACTCACTGACCACCTAATTCCATCATTACTACTACCTGTAGTCCACGATCTTTGATTTGTCTCACTGAGTGTTCGTCTATCAACTTCTGTCAGTGATTCAATTGAATTCAATCCTTCTATAAGTGCGTCAAACGGTGTAGCTAAATCTATATCTAATGTTAAGGCTAAGTCTGGATTATTTCTTATCTCTGAGAACCCATCATAATTAGGAAACAAATCCATTTTACCATTCCATTGCCAATTACTTTGTGTTACAGCACGTGCTATTGTTGCAAATCTTTGACTGGCAAATGGTGTAGCAATATAAGGATGTGTAATAACATCCCCAGTAATTGCTGTATTACTATGACCAACAATAGTTAAATTTAAAGCGTTTTGTTTAAATTTTGGAATAATAGTTTGCTCTGATTTATTTCTACCAGCGTTCCAATCTTCATCATCTGTTCTAGCTATTTTTAAATCAACAAAATTATCTACTAAGAAACCTTGTTTAAATCTATCTACAGCATTATTAGATTCAGCAGGGATAGTTAAATCTTTTGTTTGTTTTTCTAATAAGTTTAATGAAGTATAATATTCAAGACGATTTACTCTTTGATCAAGCTGTCCTATATCCTTCATTGTATAATTACGTGATTGCTTGGCTGAAGCTATAACTGCATAATCCATTCTATTTGCCGCAGTAGCTTCTTTAGATGATAGTGTGGGATATGCTGGAACTAATACAGTAGCCAATGTCATAGCGTCATTTTTGTCTCTTGGTGTAAGTGGACTAGTACCAGGTGCACCTTGTACCGTTTCCATTAATCCCTGAGGATTCAAAAATACTTTATCTATTCTTGGTAAATAATATTGGTAATCAAATTCAAAGTTTTGATTTGGTGCAGCTATAGAATGTTCACTTGCAGCAAACGCTACTGCTACATTTGGATTAATAGTTGCTGCGCCTACTGTTGCAGATTGTACTGCTGTGTTAGCTGCCACTGGTCTAAAGTCTACAGCATTCCTTAAATCTATTCCTTCACCAGTTAATTCCGATATAAAAACTGGTATCTCTTCTGTCTTAACATATTCATTTGAACCATTAGCAGTAGTATCATCAACTGGATATGAATCTACTGTGAAGAAACCTTTACCACCACCTGATGTATCTTTCTTAAAATGCCTTACTTTTGCTACAAAGAAATCATTTGCTACAAATGATTGTGCATTAGAATAATTTTTATATATTTTACCTAAACCATAGAAGGCATCTTTTTGGCCTGTATCTAATCTAAAACTATCTGTGTAATCTAACACTGTACTATTAGCTGCAGTAGTTCCATCCCAATATGCTTGGTTAGCAACATAGATAGCTTGTACATCTAGCACGTCTGTTAAACCTAAGGACCATGGACCATTTATTCCACCAGCATTATTACTACATACTATTTTTACAAATGATGTAGCTAATGTTTTATCTACTTGTGGTGCACTTATTTTTTTAACATTATGATATACATGCACTGGTAATGTTTGAGAACCATGAAGTGCTTTACCTCTTGTAGCATTAATTGTTACCGTGTTAGAATTTGTACCAACAAATACATTAGATGTTGAACCTTCCATATTAATTGCAACGTCTACAGGGAAGTAACGTGCATGTGTCTTTCCTGATACACCTGCACCAAAGTTATTTGCTGTTACCATTAATGTGTTACTAACCACAGATGTAATTCTATGTGTGTTTGCTGATTGTACTGTTATAAAGTCACCTGCTTTATACTCAGTTGTAAATAAAGTACTTGTACCAGTTACATTACCAGCTCCACTACTTACCGCTACTGTACCTGTTAATGAAACTGTTTGTGCAGTACTATTATTAGATACTGCTATCCAATCTTTTTCTTGTGTATCATTTAAAAACGCACTTGCTGTATATGGAAATGTTTCTGTTCCTGTTACTGCAAATGTAACTGAACCATTAGTTGCCAAAGAACCATCTGTCTTTGCTGTTCTATAAATATATTGGTTATTAGAAGTACCATTTATACTTAATGATTTAACTCCTTGTCTACCAACACCAGTTACTAATGTTCTAAAATTTGTTTCTTTTAATGAAGCATTAGCATTATCATCTAATACAACATCTGCTAGACCTTGTGCACTATACCATATTGATCTTACATCTTGATATTTTTGACCTTGGTTCATTGCTATATCAAATAAATATAATCTATATCTACCAAGAGGAGCACCAACTGTATTTCCATCATACTCTATAGATCTTATTTTTGCAGTACCTAAAATGTTAGAAGTGAATGTAGGATTGACTCCTGATACAACACTTGTATTAGAAGTTGCTGGAACAGTTGGTACAGCTGTACCTAATGAAGACGATAGTCTGTTAGCTGCTGTATCTAATAATTTTACTTCGGCACCAAAGTTAAATGCAAAATGACCAATAGATTCATCAACCAATTGATAGTTACCATAGTTACTTGCTACAACTGCGGAAGAAACATTTTGTGTTGTGTCAGCTTTTGGAATAGCTAGTCTTGATGCACCTATTGAACTTACATTATAACCACCTACATAAGCATTACCAGCACCAACAGTTATATTAAGATGTGTGGTGTTACCTGATATACCTTCTGATATTGCACTAAATTGTTTTGTTACATAGTCGCCACTTTCTTCTTTTGTACGTTTGGCTAATCTGTCACCAATTTTATTATATACTGATTCTTGTTTAAGGGTTACAATTTTACCACTTTCGTATCTTGCTATGATAAAGAAGTTGTTAGTTGATTCTGCACTAGCAACTGTATTAACAACTAGTGTTGGTGTTAATTTTAATCTAAAAGCTCCTGGTGCATTCTCGTTTTGGAAACCACTTGCGTTATCAGTTAATGATGTATCGTTTGTATTATTAGCAATTGTTTCAGTAGTATTAAATCCTACTGCTATATTGTTAGGTACATTTGTATAATCACTAACCATTACTGATTGTTGTGATATTTGTGAGAAGTGACCTTTTTGGAATAAGACACCTTCATTAACTTCAAATCTTTTTGCTAGTCCTATTGTTAAGAAGTCTGTGTTACCAGCAGCGTCATTAAAACTTGTGTTGGCTACTGTTATTATATTTTTCTTTGTAAGAGATACAGCAAATAATTCTAAGTTAGCATTTGATCCTGTACTTGTTACAATGTTTGCTACTGAAGGTATGTCTGTAATTTTAAACGATACACCTTGTGATGCTACATTGTTAAATGATGTACCAATAATACCACCTGTGCTATTTGTTGTAAGATTAGCAGATGCATTTGTACCATATGTAGAACTAAATGTTATTGTATCAGCATTAGAATAACTTGAACCAGTATTGCTTGTTAATGTAACTGTAGCTACAGATGTATTTGTTGCATAAACATCTAAGGTTTGACCAGCTGAAAATGATGTTTGTTCTGTACCAGCATTGTTACCTGCATTAACATATTGAAAGAAAATTCTATTAAGATCTGGGTTAGTAGATTCAAATCCACTCTTAGATTCATACACTTGACCAATTAAATTAGCAGATGTTACAACGTGTGTGTCAGTAAAGTCTGACATAATTAATTGACCTAATGAAGTATTAGCATCATTAAGTTTAGCAAATCGTATATTTTCATCTGTTATTGCTCCACCGTTTACAATAGTACCTTCTTTAAATATATGTTCACCAAAACGCTCAACTTGGTTTTGTAGTATTGTTTGTAACTGTGTTAGCTCTCTTGCTTGGATAGGCACAGATGGACGGAACAATACTTTGTGGAATTTCTTATCCTCATCATAATCATCATAATATGGGGTTACGTTTAAATCTGTATTAATTGGCATCTTCTATCCTTAAAATGTTATAACAAGTCGAACTATTTCTGTTGTTGTGTTGGAACGACTAACTGCGTCTATATTATTTAGGTAGATTATATCACCGGCATTGCGAACTAAATCTGGATTTGTTTGAGCAGTTAACTTGCTTGACCTTGATGTTGTTTGTCCAGTCACTACATTATCCGTTGCAATGTTAAATGTACCTTTGACACTTGTTGCAGATACCTTTGAGGTATTAGCAAAAAATACAAAAGCGTTTGCACTTGTATCATCTTGTACTATTTTTTCATCTTCACTAAATGCACTTGCTGAACCAAGGTTCTGTTTAAATATATATCTCTGATCAAATGTAGTAAATGATGATCTCTGAGATTCATTTGATACATTAATTGTTGCTGCTTCTGTTGTATTAACAAATAAGGATGAGACATTCATTGTTGCACTAGAAGTGCCACCAGATACATTTGCATGGTTAGTTGAATTGCCTGTACTTATATGACCTACTACGTTAGCTAGTAACACTGAACTACTGTTAGCAGATATAACATATCCATAACTTGTTGTGTTGGCTTGTGTTACTAATTCACCAGTTGTCCATGTACCAGATACTATACCATTTATTTGTACATTGGCATGCATAGGATCTTTTATTATACCTACTTGTCTAAAATCATTATCTGTTGGTATATTTGCTGACTCTGTATTTGCAAACTCAACACTAATACCTACACGACTAGCTTCTAATTCATTAATTGGATCAAAGCCATGGCCACCTGTAGGTGCTATTGGTGCTCTTATTGCAGCAACATTAGCTGATGCCATGTTGTTAGCTTCTATAGTTGCATCAACATATGTATAACCTGAACCTCTTGTTACTACTTCTACATTAGCAATTGTATTACTTGAAGTATTGACTAGTGCTCTTGCTGTTGCACTAGTGCCATCACCTTTTATAGTTACACTTGGTGTTATTTCAAACACACTATCAGATGTACTTGGATTAGTACCCCATGCATTTTCTAAAGTAATTGTTTTACTACTACCAACGTAATCTATAATTTTATTTAAACCACCCGCTCCAGTACCAGATTTAATATAGATAGCACAATTAACAAAGAAATCATTATTAGTCGATAATGTGAAATCACTACTTGCTAAAACTTGAGATGTTGCATTAGTAACAGTAGTGAACGTACCGTTACAAAATTCATTATAGTTATTACCTGAATTTGTTACTAAGTAAGCATCTAATGAGCCTGATACTGCATTAGTAGATGCATTAGTATGTGCAATATAAGGAATGTAATTTGTTGTTGTAAACTTAGTATTGTTTGTTCCTGTTACTGTATACATAAATCTCCACTGATAACCATCAGCTGTTTTAAGATATAATGTATTTAAACTTGATGATACATCTGAGTATAAAGGTTTAGATGTACTGTTGCCACTACTTTGATTATTAGCTATGCATTTC